GTACTGCGCCTGCTGCTGTGCCGCAGTTATGCGCCGCTGTTCTACCTCCATGTAATGCTGCGCTTTGAGGTTTTCCAAGTGCTCCCGGTACTCATTAGCAGTTTGCCTGTTGTTCTTAAACACGTCATCAAATAAACCCATGTTGCTCTCCTAAGTTGGTTTCCTGCACACGAACCGCGAACGGTCGGTGAGGTAGTGTGTTTCGAGTTGGCCCAAAGACTTGAGCCGCTTGTATGCTGCGCCGAAGAATGAATCTTCCAAGAGCTTGTCTACGTCCACCCATTCTTCTCCATAGCGTGTCACCCAGAGATCGACCAGCGTTTCAATAGGCGTGTTGAACGCCACGCTATCGAGGTCCGCCATCGTTACGCTGTCCACATCCGTGATGACACCGCCCGGTGCCGTGACGGTGGCGTTGAATGAGGCAGCACCGTTGCTGTTGATGGTCAAGCCGCTTTGTGGGGACGCGGTGCCAACACCCAGATTGCCCGAGCTGTTAATGCGGAACACTTCTCTGCCTGTAGGTGCGGTGTATATGCTGGGCATCACTTGATCGAGTGGTCGCTCTTGCGAGCGTACGACCTGTTGGCGCTGGCGGGTTTTACCGTGAGGTTCTTGCGCGTCGTGGTGCCACCTTTGGACAGCGGCTTCTTATGGTCCACGTCTTTGCCGTCGCCTTTGCTCACGACGCCTTCGGCCTCCAGCATGCGCCGCGCTTTGTTGCGCTGGGCACGGGCCTTCTTGGTTGCAGGTTTGCTGTCGTACGCTGGGTACGAGGCGCGGTCTTCGGGGTTCTTGTAGGGCATTTCAGGCTCCTTAATGCTTGGGGTTGAACTCACAGCCAGTGACTTGGCACCAGCCGCAGAGCGGGGTTTGGTTGGGGTTCCACACGTTGTTGGCAAAGCTGGCTTCGAGCCGCGCTGTGCGCTCACGGTAGCGCCACCATGCAGCGTCCTTCTGGTCACGCGTCATCTGCATCTTGACCATACTGTTTTTCACGATGAAGAGCAAGGCCGAGTTGACTTTGCGGATGTGGGGGAAGTGCTCGAACACCATGCAGGACATGAGCACGAGTTGGTCGCGGTCCGGGTACTTGTTGTTGCCCGTCTTGTAGTCGCCCACCCACGCCGTCATGTTCTCGTCGTCAACGATCAGGATGTCGGCAATGCCGCGCACCCACACGTCAGAGGCTTTCCATTCGGTTGGCTTCAGGTCAACGGTCAGCGCCATCTCGAACTCAGCGAGCTTGCGCCCGGGTTTCTTGATGAGCGAGTCCGCCACGTCTTTGAACTGAGCGTGCTCAGGTGGGATCGGTTTGCCGTCACGAACGTACAGTTCGAGCGACTCGTGCACTTGGTTGCCGTAGCGCGTGGCCTCAGTCTCTTGGAAGGGGTACTTCTTCAAGACCTTGACCTCGTGATAGCGCCGAGCGCAGCCCTCAAAATCTTTGAGGGAGGAGTGGGACCATGCGGGTTTTTTCATAGGGTTAGTGACCTGACTCGGTTGTACATGAGCATGTATTCAAGGGCGTCGTTGAGCGTCATGAACGTCGCGTAGCCCATGTAGTTTTCGTTGGGTGGCTTGATGTGCCACTCTCGGTCCAGTTCTTCCCACTGGCATTCCCAGCCTGCGTAGTGGAACAACATCTTGATGGCTTCGTCATCGAGCGCTATCTCAGAACTTTGCGGATCGGATGGCATCGTTGAGCCGCTGAGAGAACGCTGTAACAAACTGCTCGTTGGCTTCGAGCTTGTGGCCCATGTCGTGCAGGATGGCGTGGGTCACTTCGTGCCAGAACGTCTCACTGCGCTGGCGCTCAGAGCGGTGCTTGGTGCGGTTGTTCTCGACCCAGCTATACGCTACCTTGATGTGCTTCCCACACACAACGTGTCCGAAGTGGTCAGGGGGCGTCATCATCTCCGGCTGCAGCACAGGGTACTTTGTCTTTCCGATCTTGATGGTCATTGGGATCATCATGGTTGCTCTCCTTGGTCAGTTTTTAGCCAACCCGTATCGACGGTGTGCGCCACCGTCAGCGGCCAGAGGAATCCCCGGCAAATACTTCGGCTCCATAGTCATTTGCGCCAAGACCCAAGTCTTAGCGAATTCAACTTCTTTGTCCGGCACCACGGCGATCAGTTCGTCATGGACCGTGCCCTTCACAGGGTACTTCTTGTCGACGCGCAGCATGCCGTCGGTCATCACAATGCGGGCTACGCCCTGCACGATGTTGTTCGTGATCTTACCAGCATACAGCTTCGTTGCGTCGTCGCCGTACACCCATTGCAAGCCGCCTTCTTTCTCGACGCCGTCCTCGTCCTTGGTCTTCTCGCGCTCTTGGCGCAGATTCGGGTACAGCAAGCTCATGCCGTTGGGCAGCACGATCTCTTCTTTGCGGAAGGTCACGCACTTGTATGTGAACTCGTTGCCACCAAACAGCGCACGCTCGATCATCGAGCCGCACATGTCCCAGAAGGCCACAACAGGCCACGCCGTAGCGCGGTACTTGTCGATAATCATCTTGGCTGCAACACAGTGTACCAACAGCTCTTCGTCGGTGCAAGTGTGCGGAATCTCGTTCAGCTTCTTGACGTTGTCATCCCACTCAAGGAACTTCTGGATGTATGTTGCAGTGACGCCCAGTTTCTTCGCGAAGCTCTTATCGTAACGCTGAGGCGGCGCACCGAGGAAACCAACCAAAAGCTGGGCTGCAAACGAGGCCCACCCAAGTCCGTAACCGCAGCCAAGCAACGCGCTCTTCGCAGATTGCCGTAGGTCGGGATGGCTTTCTTTAGTAAGTCCGGGAATGTTGAACATCTGAGCGCCGAACGCAGCGTAAGGGTCACCGCCCTGCCGGAAGATGAGGAGCATGTCTTCGTAGTCCGCCAGCCACGCGAGTACTCGCGGCTCAATCTGGGAGAGGTCGCCAACGACAAGCTGGTGGTTCTCGGGAGCCATAATTGCTTTACGCAAGAAGGACCCACGCTTGAGGTTCTGCATGTTGATGGCGCTGCCTTTGGCTGCCGTCCAGCGCCCAGACTTTGCGCCGTAGTATGAGAGCGGTACAGGTAGTCGGCCACGCTTGGAGATGTCCAGAAACCGCTGCGCCCGCGTACGCTCCGTGGTGGACTTGACTTTAAGACGAGCCTCACAGAGAGCGGCAACATCCTCGTTGTCCCCGTTGAGCATCGCCTGAAAAAGTGCGTCATTCTTCGCAAGAGCAAGCGTCTGTTTGCCAGTGGTTTTGCTTTTCTTGTAAGGCGGCGGCATCCCGAGCGAACGCAGAACCTCGGCAAACTGTTTGTTGGATGCGAGCGACGCTTCATCAACGCCGATCTTTTGGAGGAGGGCTTCACGTTTTTCCTTTTCATCGTATAGCGCGTCAGTGAGCATGCTCTGATCGAGCTCCAGCACCGGACGTGTGTACATCTTGAGGGTCATGTCGATCAGGCGCAGCTCTTTGGTGGGGTACTTGCCGCCGCAGTTGCCTGTCACCGGATCGAGCTGCACCATCAGCTTGCTGAAAATCTGCTCACACAAAAACACATCGTGCGCACAGTACTCGGCAAGCTCGCGCTCAGTCTTCGGGTCCAGCTCCGTCATGCCGTTGGTGTTGTGCACCGCTTGGCCTTTGTCCGGCAAGCCGAAGTCCTTGGCCAGCTTCATCAACGAGTTGCCGACTTCAACTCCGCGCAGTGCCCGAGCCATAGAGAGGCTGTCAAAGATAAAACACGGGTGCGCACCGTACACCCACTCCATGATGGAGACGTCGAACTGCGCGTTGTGGGCGAGCACGGCTGTGCGGCTCCAGTCAACGCTGTCGAAGTACTCTTGCAGGTCGTCGCCCCTGATCCATGGCGCTTTGCCTGTTGTGCCGAATTCGTGCACGCATGCGCCGAATGCTTTGAATCGTTTATCACGTATGTATTCCTCTGTTGTTAGTTTTGATAGTGTGTACTCCGTGCTGTCCCAGCGTGTCTCCATGTCAATGGTTATGATCCTGTCGTACGGTTTAGGCATACGTCACTCCTCTAAGAATTAACGAAACGCAGGTCTGCGAGACTTGTAGTAGGCGGGCGATAGCCTCTTGTGAAACACCGTGCGCGTACATGTCTTTGACTAGCTCAACGCTTTCAGGCGTGTGTTTAGCGTTGGTGTGTGCGCTGCCTTTTTTGGCCACACGCCGTTTTCTTCCGTACGCTTCGAGCTGGTTCTCTGCGTATGTGCCCACACGCATGTGTTTTGGGTTGCAGCACAGTCGGTTGTCGCACTGGTGCAAAATAAAACCCGCACTTTTTCGGTCTATCGGCGCGGCGATGTCGTCGATCAATCCGGTCAAGTATGCTGCAACGCGGTGTGCCGTGGCCGCACGGCCTTGATATGTCAGCGCACCGTACCCGGTGCCGTTGGTGGCACCAGTCCAGTTCCAACAGCCGTTACGTTCCGACCGGTTGCCTGTAACGCGAGCCCAAAAATCTTCGGGGGTGCTTTTTCTGCTCATGTAGACTCCAGTATGTTTTGAGTCAATTGTAGCATCAGTTGTACAACCCGCTCTCGGGTGCCTCCGCTTTGATGTCTGCGTTCAGGATGACGTACGCTTCACCAACGAGCCCCGCCATTTCGTACTGGTTGGAGTTGATGCCGACCGAGATGAATTTCTCACCGTCGGACAGGAGCAGGGTGCCGCGCCACTTAGCGTCTTTGCCGTAGCACTGCGACAAGATTGTCAGCATGCTGGCGAAGTGGTCCTTCTGTTGTTCGTCCAAACCGCTGGCCATCTTCTCGATGGCAGCAACCGCTTTCTGTGCGATGTCTTTGTTCATATCTCTCCTTGCATGAAACGCACCGACTGCAGCAGTGCGCGGAGGGTGTCGATGTTCTGTTCGTTGATGATGAGCGCCGTGCCTTTTGCCTTCCCGATGCGCTCGATGTTGGCGTCTTGCAGGGCGGTGGTCCTGCCCTTGCCTGCCTTGGCCTCGATGGCTACAAACTTCCCAGCAACACAGCATAGAAAGTCAGGCACGCCCGAGTTGCCATAGCCGGTGCCCATGGGCATAGCGTAGTAGACGCCTTCGGCTTCAAGAATTTTTCTGATCTGCTTCTTGACAGCAGCTTCTGGAGTCATGGCCATTTTGTGGGGTCCTGTGCTTCGTCGAAAAACATGTGCGTGGCGTTGCTGCCGTAGATCAGCGCCTGCGCTACCGCCTTTTTGGTTTGCTGCATAGAGTTTGCAAGCGCTTGCGCATAGATGCTGCCAAGCATTCCGGGCTGCGGTGTGTCCTCAAAGAATTTGTCCATGTCATCGTCCTTGAGGTGTTTGAACTCGCCGTCGTACTCCAGCACCACGCCCTGCGCTTTGAGCCATTTGTATCGCACGACGGCGCTTTCGTACTGTTGCATTCTTTTGCGCATGTGGTCCTGCGCCATGCTGAGCGCTTGGATTCTGGCCGCAGTCACTTTGGCTTTCTGCTCAAGGTCCCAGATGTTGTGCTTGAGTGTCTTGATGTGCTGCTCTTCTGTGCGTTGGCCGAACGCACGCTGCAGTGGTGGTTCTTTCCATTTTGCTTTTGCCATGGTTGCTTCTCCGGTTGATTGAATAAAAGTTGGGGGATGGGTAGATTCAGCGCCCCCGCCGCTGTGAGGAGTTGATGAGGTGGGTAACGTGAGCTGAGCGCCCCCTCATCCGACAAAACGTGTTCGCATCTACCGGGCTTGCACGCGTTGCGCAACCATGAACTCAGCTCTCGTGTTTGGTTTGCATCTCGGCCAGCTTTTTCTTGTAGTGCTGCGCCTTGCCTGCGTCGTCGGAATCTTTCTTGCCCTGACGCATGGCGTACTTGATGATGTTCCCCTTGAGGAACCCTCGGAATTCTTCGGGCGTGAGTACAGCTTCCATGACATGCCACGGCTGCATGCCCATGTCTTTGTAGTGTTGTCCGCCTACTTGCAGTTCGTCTGCTTTTGCTTCACTCATGTTGCTTCTCCTTGGTTAAAACGGCGCTTCTGGCGCATCAATCATTGTCTTCTTGCGAGCGACGGTAGACAGGTGCATCATCTTCAACACCCTTGGGTCTGCTCTGTCGAACGGCCACCATGCGTTTGTTGTTAGGGCGTGGCATTGATCCCGCATGGCCTTCGAGCGTAGCGAAGGTGTGGAGGTTGCCGCACTCTTTTCTGCGCCAGATTTGGTTGTTGTGCTCATCGGTTCGTGTCTCCAGTGTACGCGTCCATGCGCCGCATTGTGGGCATTTCATGACTCGTGCTTGTTGGGGTTACGGACCGATGGCTTGGCTTTTGAGTATATGCCAAACTGCTTGTATGCGAGCAAGTGAACTTCCTTTTTCAGCGTGTGTTCACCGATGCCGTGCATGTACCCGACCATCTCCCCCTTGGCCCGACGCGCATCCAAGTTGTCCGTAACAACTTGTCCAATACTTTTGTCGGATGCCCCCTTGGCGCGGAAGGTCACGTCTTGTGCAAACACACTAGGGCGAGGGTTGTGTGCCCAGTGGAAGGGCGAGTTCGGGTGGCAGTTGCAGGTTTGTTTGGGCACAGGGTTTCCTTTCAGGACAAAACAATTTTTGGTGGTGTCGTATCTTACGAGGTCAAGAACTTTCATTTTTACCTCTCTTCGCAAGAGCGTGCAGTTTTTCTTCAAGCGGTGCGTCAAGACCGCCACCTGTCCACGAGTCCCACATGGCAAACCTTTTTTGGTTGATGGTCAGGTCTCCGTCCGGACTGTCCTTCAGCAAACGCCCCATCTGGGCGCAGCTCGCCGTGAAGTTTTTTGGGGCCTCTTGGTCAGGGCAAATTGTGAATGTGTACGGCAGCTTGGCCATGTTTTCTCCTCAGTTCTCTGATCTTGTCGCGTGTCAGCGCCATGTTGAACACGCTGTTCATGCGCAGGGTTTTGTTGCGGTGGGCCTCACTGCGTCTGCGGTTCTCTTTGATGTTGGGCTTGGGCTTGGGCTTGTCAGGCTTGTCACCCAGCTTGAACACAGCGCGTGGGTAGCGCCGTGCGTCGTCGTGCTCGTGGGTCCAGTCAGCAACGTAGATGCGCTTGACCCCGGCC